ACGACGAGCAAATCTACCTCTCACCGCTCGGAGGCGGCAGCTACCGAATACGAGGACGCGGCCTCGGCAACACCACCCCGGACAGCCACACCGCCGGAGCAGACGTCAACTGGGGCGACAGCTTCGACCTCGCACTCACCGCCACCGAGGACATCAACCACGACTTCACCGCCGACATCAACTCGACGGGCAGCTTCACCTATCCAGGCTGGCTGATCTGCTTCGACAGCTCGCAGGCGTACCTCTCTGGCGACCGCTACCCAATGCACGTCACGGAAGTCCTCGGCGTGTTCGATGCCGGGGTAGGCACGACGGGCAGTAGTCGCACGGATGGGCCGCAGCCCAACGCCATCGCTGCGCCCGCTACCACCTCAGACGATTGCCCCGCAGCCCTGTCAAATCCCTCGCGCATCGACACGGACATCGACGTGGGCGATGTGGCTGTTGTGCGCTTCACAAACCCAGAGGCGAGCGTGCTTGATCTCGGGCCTCGGAGCGTGTCCCTTCAGTCCTGGTTCGGCCTAAAGCGTGTCTCAACGAGCGATGCGGATGTGACATTCACGGACCCTAACGGGATCGTCGTGGATACCACGGGAACCTATGACACCTTCACAGGCAGCGTGAACGGCGAGTGGGATGATCCCGTGCCGCTCGTCACGGGCATTGCTCCTGACGCGAGCGATGTCGCTGGCTTTGCGGTGCCTACACCTAATCCGGTCGCCTGGACCACTGTGACGCTCCCAAAAACCGACCGTTTCTTCACGCGAGGGTCCGGGCACGGCGGATATGACGAAAAAGGCTGGCCCATGTGCTGCCTCGCCGTGCGCCAGGGCAACCGCCGTGTCCCACATTGGGCCTCGTGGGATTGGCACAACTATGCCTACGTTTACACGGGCTTCGGCATCGACGCGACCTACGCCCAAATCCTCATCAACCGCAATGGCGTCGTGTTCGACAGCGTGCCCGTGGTCGATCTGCCGAACAACCTGGACATCGACGGCCCCGATACCGTTTGGGATGACGGCACCTATTTCATTGGGGCGAGCTGGTACGTCGTGCTGTTCAACACGCCGTACATCGTGTTCGGCCCCACCATTGGCGGCACCATTATCCCCATCGGGCCTGGTGGTGGTACTGCTGCTCCTGGCGTTAGTTTCGGCGGTGGGCCTTCTCCCGACGGAGGGACCGTCAGTGTCCCACCGACAACCATTGAAGGCGGCGAAGGCGGTGACATTTCCCCAACGCCATCCGGTATCCATATTTGGCAGAGATTTTGACCCTGCCATGCCTGACCTGGCCCTACTGCGCCCTGCCGTACCCGGCCGCACCTGGCCGTGCGATTGCATAATTCTATTCGCTAGGCTACTGTCTTGACAACGTGGAGTGCGACCACACGCACGCACGCCCATGCGAAAGCCACCCCCCAACCGCCGCAAGGCGGTTTTCTTCTGCCCTGATTCACCCGTAGGAGGACGAAATGCCGTCGTATAGAGAGCGCCGCGAGGCGGGGGAATTTGCAGTCACCGCGACAAAGTACGACAAGGACAAGCCAGCGCTGGAAGCGGTACAGGAGGCAGCCGAGGAGGAAGGCGTAGCCGAGGAGGAAGGCGCAGCCGAGGAACCAGCGCCGAGGCCGAAGCGCTCGGGCGTCAAGGTGTCAAGCGACGAATGAGGCGGCACCTGCGAAGCGCAGCGGCGCGGGGATACGGTCGCACGCATCAGGCGACGCGCCAACGTCTCGCACCGCTGGTTGCCACAGGGACGGTGATCTGCCCGCGCTGTGAGAAGCCGATTCGACCAGGCCAGAAATGGCATCTGGGACACACCGATGATCGCAGCACGTACTCAGGGCCAGAACATGAGCGGTGCAACCTGATTGCAGCAGCGAACAAGACGAACTCCCGACACCTGAAGGTGAGTCGAGCGTGGTAACAGCCGCACCGCCATATGTCCCGCCCCGCATCGCGTCATGGCCTGAGTACGACGATGACTCGTTCGGCCGGGAGGCTATCGACCTCGCCGCTCGCGCGGGCCTGAAGCTCGACCCGTGGCAGGAGTTCATGCTGATTCATGGCTGTGGACGCAACGATGGCAGGTGGGCGGCTTTTGAAGTCGGGTGCGTCGTCCCCCGGCAGAACGGCAAAGGCGCTATCGAGGAGGCCCGCGAGCTAGCCAGCCTGTTCTTGCTCAAGGACCAATTCGTCATCCACTCGGCGCACCAATTCGACACCTCGCTGGAGGCGTTCCGCCGACTGCTCTCTTACATTGAGGACACGCCCGAGCTGGAGCGCCAGATCAAGCAGATTCGGCGCTCGCACGGCGAGGAGGGGGTCGAACTTACGAATGGAAACCGCATCCGATACCGGACACGAACGAAAGGCGGCGGCCGTGGATTCAGTTGCGACCTCCTCATTTTGGACGAGGCCATGTTCCTGCCTGATATGGCGATGGGGGCACTCCTACCAACGCTTTCTGCACGTCCCGATCCGCAGGTTTGGTACGGCGGGTCGGCGGTGGACCAGCTCGTCCATGAACACGGGGTCGTCCTCGCCCGCCTCCGTGAACGTGGTCAGGAGGGCAACGACCCCTCGCTCGTTTATGCCGAGTGGTCGCTCGACTTCGACAATCCCTCCGAGATAACAGACGATTTGGCTGTGGACCAAACGCTGTGGCGGGAATCAAACCCGGCGCTCGACATTCGCATCCGACCCGAACACATCGCTCACGAGCAGCGCTCAGTCGAGCGACGCATCTTCGCCGTCGAGCGTCTGAACGTCGGCGATTGGCCGCGCACCGACGAGGTAACGGTCACGATGATCCCGCTGGAACAGTGGGACGAGCTAGCCGATCCGAACTCCGTTCTGCTCAACCCCGTCTGCCTCGCCTACGACATTTCACCGGAGCGCAAGGCGTCCATCGCTGCTGCTGGTCGTAACGCCGACGGGCAATGGCACGTCGAGGTGATCGCGCAGAAGAACGGCACGGGCTGGATTCCCGATGCCCTCAGTAGGTACGTCGATGACCACGAGCCGCACATGGTCGTCTGCGACACCTTCGGGCCATCCGGGTCGATGATGCACGCCGTCGAGGAGGCGGGCGTGCTGATCGAAGGCATGACCGCTTCCGAGCATGGACAAGCCTGCGGCCTCCTGCTCGACGCCGTGAATGAAAAGACGCTGCGGCACCTTGGCAGCGCTGACCTCCGCAACGCCATCAAGGGCGCTGCGACCAGGCCGCTCGGAGACGCATGGGCTTGGTCGAGAAAGGACTCCAACGTGGACATCAGCCCGCTCGTCTCATCGACGCTAGCGCTGTGGGCCGCTATGCAAATGCCGGAGGGTGGTGGCCCGATTGAAATTTGGTGATCTGTTCCCGACGTTCAAGCGCGACGACACCCTAGAGCGCCAGGACACGACCGTCGATTGGGACACCCAGATGCACAATTTCTGGGAGACGCTGAAGGGCACGGGCTTCACACCGCGCCTGATCGACCGCGTGTGGGTGGCGAATCGCTGTATGCAGCTCTGCTGCCAGGAGATCGCCTCCATGCCCCTGCGCTTCTTCGGCACCACGACGCCCGCCTGGGTATCGAATCCTGATCCGATTTGGTATCCGAACGGCATCGGCGATGCCGTTTTCGCGGCCACATGGTCGATGTACGGATGGGGCGACGCCTTCCTCTACGTCACCTCGACCTATGCGAACGGCCTGCCGTCCGGCTGGACCGTCCTCAACCCGGAGCCGATCTCTGTCGAGCAGAACGCTGACGGGACGAGGAAATACCGTTCGGGCAACACCCTGCTCGACTCGTCGCGCGTGGTGCAGATCACCCGCGATCCGCGCGGAGGGTTGCGGGGCACCAGCGCCCTCCGCTCCTATGCCCCGCACTTGTGGGCCTCGCTCGCGGCTGGCGAACTCGGGCAGGTAATGGTCGGCGAGGGGTCCGTTCCGCACGCCGTCTTGAAGCTGCAAAAAGGTCACAAGATCGACAAGGCTCAGGCGGCGGGAATTCAGAATCAGTGGGCGCTGGCCTCAGCGGTCCGTCGCGGCCTCCCCGCAGTCCTTCCGCCCGAGATCGAATTTGAGCAGCTTGCTTTCTCGCCCAAGGACCTGCTGCTCCTCGACGCGCAGCAGTTTGAGGCTCGCGTCATCGCCTCGGCCTTCGGTGTCCCGCCCTTCCTGCTCGGGATGCCGCTGGAGGGCAGCTTGACCTATCAGTCGCCGGATATGTTGATCGAACAGTGGTGGCGCACGGAGTTGCGGCCAGCGCAGTTCCGTATCTCACAAGCGCTCTCGGCCCAAATGCTGCCGCGCGGCTCCTGGGTCGAATTCGACGCCCGCGACATTCTCGCCCCGCCGCTGCCGGAGCTGGTCAAGGCGTGGTCGCAACTGCTGGCTGACGGCGCGGTCACTGTGGACGAGTACCGCGCGGCCGTCCTGCGGCTTCCGCCGCTAGAGCAGGGTGATGAGCTAGGCGCTGTCGATGAACTCAGGACGCCTGCCGTCGCAAATTCCAACACCAACGTCCAACCGCTGCGGCCCGCTATGGCTCAGGACGCTGTGGTCGAAGGGGTGCTGTCCCCGTGAGGAGGTTCACATGAGCGAAACAGTCATCGACCCGGAAGCCGAGCCGCAGGATGAGCCGACGCCGGAGCCGGAGCCGGAAGCTGAACCCGGCGAGGAGACGCCGCCGACCGACCCGCCCGAGGACGCGCTGGAGCGCACGGTTCGCACACGGGAGTACGCGGTCGAAATGGAGCAGGGCGATGGTCGCACCATCGACGCCCGCATCGTTCCCTACAACACCCCGGCGCAGGTGGCCGATCCGCCGTTCTTCATCCCGTACATGGAGGAGTTCGTACCAGGCGCGTTCGACAAGCAGACCAGGGCAGCCGACAAGGTGAAGGTGTGGCTCAACTTTGAGCATGAGGGCGGGCTGCGCGGGATCGTTGGGCATGGAGTCTCACTCGCCGACGAGGGTGCCAATTTCCTGCGGGCCAGCTTCCGTGTTCACGACAACGCCGACGGAGACAAGGCGCTCCAGATGGTGAACGACGGCTTGCTGACCGGGATGTCGGTCGAATACATCCCGCTGAAGTCGCGCAAGAACGAGCGCGGCATCATGCAGCGGCTCCGCGCTCACATCGACAAGGTGAGCCTCTGCCGCTTCCCTGCCTTCCAGGGCGCAGAGGTCGTGGCTGTACGAGCCGCGCCCGTCCTCGCCGACATCGAAGTCCCGCACGCCGATCCAGAGCTAACGGAGCGGCTGGAAGCACTCGGCATCCATGCGATCAAGCGCACGGCCATCGCACATGGGTCGTGGAACCCAGACCCGGATCGCTACACGGACGAGGAGTACGAGGCTGCCTGCCTGGTGGATCGCGGCGGCGATGCACCTGCAAAGGAACGGTGCGATCTCGTTGTTCTGGAGCCGGACGGGGCGATCAACATGAACGCCCTGGAGCCTGCCGTGGCGATTCTTCAGCGGGGAGCGCTCCGAGGACTGTCCACGTCGATCAAGATGCGGGCCGCGCAGATGCTCATGCGCTACTACAACCAGGCTCTCATCGACCCGCCGCCGCAGCTCGTGGGCATGGCTCGCGGCAAGGCCGTGTCACCGCATCGGCCGCTGAAGCGGATCGCTGTCACGCAGAAGCCGTGGGATGGATCGGCCTCTCGGTACACGGAGGAGGAGTACCAGCGGGCCACGCTGATCGACCGTGGCGGGGATGCCAGCGTCAAAGAACGCTGCTCTGTCCCTGTGCTGGAGCCGGATGGGACGCTGAACGTCAATGCTCTCGGGCCTGCTGCTGCGGCCCTGGAAGGCGCTCGCACTCCACTCGCCGATGTCACTCCGGCGATGCGGGCATCAGCGGCCCGCAAGCTGCTCCGCTACTACGCGGCGGCTGGCAAGACACCGCCCGACGGCCTTCGGGCATTGGCCGGGGGCTAGCGAGCTGGAGAAATACTCGGCCAAAACCAGGCCAAAACGCAGAAATACCCCTTGACGTGAACCCCGTAATCTACTTATATGCAGGCAGTTGTAGTTCGCAAGAAATAAAGGCGCACATCGCCGCCTTTCGGACACGGGCACATCGCTGCGAATGGCGACACCCCCGCGCGAAGGCAAGCGACACCCGCCACGGAAGCCCATACAGAACGAAAGGGAGGAACAACCCGTGTCAGGGCTTGTGAACGTAACGCGGATGCGCTTGGAGCGGCTTGCCGACGAGCGTTCCCGCACCGAGGAGAAGATCGGCGACATCATCGAACTCGCCGAGGAGGAGCATCGGGAACTCGCCGAGTACGAGGCCGAGCAGCTTTCTCGTCACCGCACCCACCTCACCGAGCTGGAGACGGAGATCGGGATGCTCGCTGACGACCTGGAGCGCGTGGACGGGGCGAGGGATGTCTCGGCCGTGCTTCGTGGTCGCCAGGATCAGAGCGGCGGCAACGGCTCATCGCTCGGCACCGGGACGGGCCTCGTGGAGTTCGGCGATGACGGCCCGGTCGTGTACCGCACGTATGCGGCCTACGCCCGCGACGTGATCCTCAGCCGCTTCGATCTCATCGCCTCGCAGGTGGATGGCCCCGGTGGGGCTACTCAGGTGCGAGAGCAGGCGATGGAGCGGTTGCAGCGCACCGTCCAGAACACCACAACGAGCGACATCGAAGGTCTGCTCCCGCCGCAGCACATGGCGCAGATCATGGACATCATCGACGGTTCCCGGCCCGTGGTCACGACCGCTCGCCGGGTCGATCTGTCCAGCGGCAAGCTGACCTACCCGAAGATCGGGCAGCGCCCCGAGGTGCTGAAGCAGGGGTCTGAAAAGACCGAGGCAGGCACGCAGAAGATGGAGGTCAGCCTGGAAGATATGACGGCTGACACCTACCTGGGTGCAGGCGACCTGTCGTGGCAGGCGATCAATTGGTCCACCCCGAACGCCCTTCAGCTTTGGTTCGATCTGGCTGCTGAGGCTTACGGGCGTGCGACCGAGACGGCCGCTTGCACCGAACTCTCCGGCACGGCCATTGGCACGATCTCGGTGCCGCTCGGAACGGCCGGGACGGAGAACTTCGCGGCGTGGTCGGCGGCCATCGTTGCGGCCATCAGCTCCATCTACAGCACCACGGGTGGACGGGCACGCACGAACACGCTCTACCTCTCGGCCAATCGGTTCTTCGCCCTCGCGGGCATCGCAACCGATCAGGTCCTCAACATCAGCGCGGTCGGCAACCTCGACATCGCTTCGATGACGGGCACCTTCCGTGGCCTCCGCGTCGTGGGGAGCTACGGCTTCGACACCAACCGGGCCATCGTCGGCGACTCGTCGGCGTTCCTGGTCGGAGAGACGCCGGGGGCACCCGTCGAAATGCGAGCCGTCGAGCCTGCCATCGGCGGGATGGAGGTCGGCGTGATCGGTGCCTTCCAGAGCAAGGTGTTCGATCCGCAGAGGTTCGTCAAGCTCTCCTAGCCGCATAGGAGAGGAAGCCCCTGCGCCGCAAAAGGGGGCCGCCCGCGTCCACGGTTTCCACAAAGCCAGGAATGGGGCGGCCCCCTCGGGGCCATTTGAGAGGAGGAATCAATGGCAGTTGGAATCAAGGACACCGAAGCTAACTCGATGATTACGGCCTACTGCAAGGGCACGTCCTACGGCGGCAATGCAGCCTTCTGGGTCAAGCTGCACACGGCCGATCCCGGCTCTGCTGGCACTACGGCCGCCGCAGGCAATACGACGAGACAGCAGGCGGCCTTCGGCACAGCCTCGGGAGGTTCGATCTCGACCAACGCTGATCTCGTTTGGACGAACGTAAGCACGGCCGAGACGTACTCGCACGTCTCGTTCTGGACCGCATCATCGGCAGGGACGTTCCTCGGCTCGGACGATCTCGCAGCCTCCAAGACGGTCGCCGTCGGCGACACCTTCACCATCGCATCCGGCTCGCTGACCGTCGCCATCACCCCCACAGCCGCCTAGTGGCAAACCCCACCTTCCGTGCAGCCGGAACGTCCTCGTTCACGGCAAACAATGTTGCGAATCCGACCAGCCTCACACCGACGGCTCCGGCTTCACGGCAGTCTGGGGACCTCTTGCTCTGCGTTACCGAGAGCAGATCGAACTCCGCCACTGTCTCGACGCCGAGCGGCTGGAGCCTGCCGACAGGCTTCCCGGTCGCCTCGGGCACAGCCTCGGGCGGGAAAATCTATGTGTTCACGCGGATTGCTGATGGCACCGCGACGGACAGCCCGACGATCACCTGGACGGGGCTGACCACAGGCACGAGCGGTGACTCGTCCGGCGCACAGATTCTCGCCTGGACAGGCACGACTACAACGCTGGATGGCACGGTTGCCTCGTCTGATCTCTCGGCGCAGACGACCACCTCCGTCATCCCGGCGTTCACCACAGGCACGAACAACTCGCTCGTGGTCGGCATCGCCGTGAAGATTCTGGAGTCGTCAGGGCAGACCTCGACCGTTGCCACGTTCACCGAGCGCTACGACAACCAAACGACGACGGGCACCGGGCACGTCGTTGAGGTGTCCGACCTGTTCAAGACAGGCTCCAGCTCTGCGGGATCGTCGGGCACGGCGACGGTCACTTGGTCGGCGACGACCTCTGCTCGTGCGCTCACCTGCTCGGTCGGCTTCAAGTCCACGATGCAGACCGGAGCAACGACGACCGCGCTTACGGACACGATCACAACGTCAGGCGTTCGCAAGACCTTCGGCACCACGACTACCTCGCTGTCGGACGGGATCACAACCTCCGGCGTGCGAAAGACGTTCGGCGTGACAAGCACGGCCCTCACCGACACGATCACCACGTCGGGCGTGCGAAAGACGTTCGCAGCTACGACGACTGCCCTGACGGACACCTTCACCACCGTCGGCAGGCTCGGTGCCTTCGCAGCCTCGGTCATGGCTGAGACGTTCAGCGTCGTCACGTCGGGCTTCAAAAAGACCTTCGGCGTGACAGCGACAGCGCTCACCGACACCTTCACGACCTCGGGGGTACGCACGACGTTCGGGGCGACCACGACGACGGAAACGGTCAGCATCACTACGGCGGGGACGCGCACGAGGTTGGGAGCCTCCAGCACGTCCCTCAACTACTCCGTCTCGACGGACGGATTCGTAACAGGTGGCTTCCAGACCTATTTCGGCTCGGCGAGCATGGCACTCTCGGTCGGCATCACGACCTCGGGCAGCCGCTCGACGTTCGCCACGACAAGTACGGGGCTGAACTTCAGCGCCACCTCCAGCGGCAGGAGAAATACATTCGCCTCCACCAGCACAGCGTTGAATCTCGGCCTTACGACATCCGCGATCCGCAGCACGTTCGGCGTGAGCGCGATGGGCGAGGTGTTTGCCGTAACGAGTACGGGTGTACGCACCACCTTCGACTCGACCACCACAGCGCTGCTGTTCCAGATTCTCACAACCGCCTCGGGCGCGTTCGGTTCGTCAGCATTTGGCCTGCATTTCGGTGCCAGCACGAGTGGCACGCGCACGACATTCGGCGTGACAGCCACCCACCGCTACATCTTCGGCGGAATGGGACCATTTGGGCCACCGATTGCCGGGTTCCTGTTCACCCCGGCATCCACCTCGACACGCGAGACATTTGCCTCCGCGTCGATGGCGCTCAACTACATCGGTGTCACCGACGGCGTGGTGTTGGTGTACGGCGACAGCGCAATGAATTTGATCTTCCACATCAATTCCCAATGGGCCGCCACGGTGATCGGCGGGGAATGGGACAGCGGAACCATCGACTTCGGCGAGCAACCGCCGCTCGGACTTGAACTCGGGAAGTCGGGGCGCGTAGCGGTGCCTGTCGGCGGGAGGATCACATGACGCAGATCATTTCCTTTGAGGACTACACGCCTCCGGCTCGCTTCGATTCGATCCCCTGGAGCGAGGTACGGATTGAGGAGAGCGACACCGACACGCTCTCCGACGACACGATCTGGACGCAGATCGACGTGATCGCGCTCTCGCCGACGGATGTGGACCCGGCCGACCCTCAGAGCAGGAGCTTCACCACGTCGCTTGCCAGCAGCACGGCCGACCTTTGGTATCGCGTCATCTTCGCCGACGGCAGCAGCAACGTCAGCCTTCCGTCCATCCCGGCGCAGAACAGCGAATTCCTCACCGCGCCCTACGCCAGCGTCGATGAGTTGGCTCGGCTGGTGAAGGTCGATGCCACGGCTCGTCATGCGGCCTTGGAGCGCGTCCTGATCGCAGCGTCACGGGAAATCGACCATGAGGTCGGCAACTCCGACGCCCCCTACGCCAATCCGCCTGCGCTCGCAGTCGAAGTCTGTCTGGAACGCGCCGTGGAGCATTGGCAGCAGGCGCAGTCACCGTTCGGTCTGATCGGTGCTGGCGGCGTTGAATCACCCGCCTTCGCCACGAGCAATTCCTGGGAGCGCCATGCCGTAAAGCTGGCTCCGCTGAAGATGGAATGGGGGATCGCATGAGCGACGCCCCAACGATCATGCGGGCCATCGCTGACCTTCTCCTCGACGCGCTCTCGGACATTGAGGACCTTCAGGTCGAGCCGTCGATGATGTGGAATCCGACCCCGCCTGCGATTGATATGTACCCCGCCGATCCGTTCTTCGCCGACATCGCCTACGGGCAGGTGAGCGAACTCAGCTTCGTCATCCGCGCCCGCGTCAATACCCCCGACCGCGAAGGAGCGCAGGAACTCTTGCTCAGTCTCATGGACCCCGGATCAGATACCGCCGTGCGAACGGCGCTGTTCGCCGACCAGCAGATCGGCAACTCGGTTCAGAACTCGTATTGCGGCCCACCTAGCGAGTGGGGGTTCTTCACCGATCCGGGCGGATCGGCCCTCCTGGGATGCACATGGCTACTGACGGTGCAGCCGTGAGAATCCTGTGGCTCTCCAACGCATTTTGGGCACCCTCCGGCTACGGCGAGCAGACGAACCTATTTCTGCGCCGCCTTCAGGCACTCGGCCACGACGTTGCCATGATGTGCAACTTCGGCATCCAAGAGGCGCGGTGGGAAATCCAGGGGATCACGACCTACCCGGCCGACGGCTCCTGGGGCAACAAGGCGCTGCCGACGTACATCAAGGACTTCAACGCCGACCTAGTGATCTCGCTGGCCGACGCTCACGTTTTCAAGGTGGACGAGTGGCAGGACGACATCGGCGCTCCGATGGGCCTATGGGCACCGCTCGACCATTACCCGATCCCGCCGCCGATCCTGCACGTCCTACAGGACAAGCGCATCCAGCCCATCGCCATGAGCCGCTTCGGGCAGGAGTGGATGGAGGTTTTCAAGCTGAAGCCGCTCTACGTGCCGCACGGCGTCGATACGGAGCTGTTCAAGCCGAGGCCGGAGATCAAGGCAGCGGTGCGGAAGGAATTGGGCATCGACCAGGACGCCTTCCTGGTCGGAATGGTCGCCGCGAATCGCGGTCAGGTCGTCCACCGCAAGGCGTACCCGGAGGCGCTACAGGCGTTCGCGGCGTTCGCCAAGCGCCATGACGACGCCTACCTCTACGCGCACACCGAGGCGAACACGCACGTCGGGATGAACCTTGACCTGATCGCTACCGCCTGCGACACGCCGGAGGGCCGCGTGCGCTTCCCCGAGGATGCGATCTGGCACCTCGGGATGCCCGCCTCGACGTTGGCGTCGATCTACCAGGCGTTCGACGTGCTGCTTCAGCCGTCGATGGGCGAGGGCTTCGGCATCCCGATTGTCGAGGCGCAGGCGTGCGGCGTTCCCGTCATCACGTCTGACCACTCGGCCATGAGTGAGCTGGCTGGCCCCGGCTGGCTCGTGGACGGACAGCCCTTCTGGGACAACGCCGGGGTGTCCTGGTTCTTCATGCCCTTCGTGCCGTCGATCATCGCGGCCCTGGAAGCCGCCTACGAAGCACGAGGCGACCAGGAGCGCAGCGACAAATGCGTCGAGTTCGCCTCGCAGTACGACGCCGACAAGGTGCTGATCGAATATTGGCTGCCCGCCCTGGAGCAGCTAGTCCCGGCCGAATCACGACAGGTCCGCCGTGCCCGTGAGCGCAAGACAGCGAAGGTCACGGCATGAACATTCTCATCGTCGGCATCTACCTGAGCGACATCCCGAACACGCAGGAGCATCTAGCCGGGGTGTTCGGCGCGAGCCAGGAGCATGAGGTCGAACAGCGTTGGATGGAAATGACCGAGGCGACGAAAGAGCCGAAGTACCCGGCCTTGAACCGCCTGCTCAAAGACGTGGAGAAATTCGACTTCGTGGTCGTCACCGACGACGACACGAACCTCGCGGAAGGCTGGCTCGACTCGTACATCGCCGTGCAGAAGCAGCTCGGCTTCGCGCTTGCTCAACCCGCGCACCTTCCGGGCAGCATCCACACCTACCCGATCAACAGTCGCCACGACGATTTGCTCGGCCGCGAGACGCGGTTCGTGGAGATCGGGCCGCTGTTCTCGGTCGCCCGCGTTGCCTACCCACACATCTTCCCGTTCGACAAGGGCGCGGAGCAGGGATGGGGGCTGGACCTGATCTGGCCGTACCGCTTGAAAGAGGAGCATCTGAAGCTCGGGGTGATCGACGCCTACCCGATCATGCACAACATGAGGCCGCAAGGTCTGACGTACTCCTACGACCTCGCGCATATCGACCGCTCAGAGCTACTGCAAGACGAGCCGCATCTTCCCGTCCACGAGGCTCAGGTCGAAGTGATGGCCTACCCGCTGATGTTGGCGGTGCCGGACTGATGCTCACCATACTCTGCGTCACGCGCTACGCACCGCACGCTGGCCGCTTCCTGCAAGCGTTCGATGATCTGGCCGATCTACTCGACGGCGAAATGGTCGAGTACGACGGTTCGCACATTCGGACCATCGAAGATGCGTTGGACGAAGCGGTGGCTGAGTGCGCTGACGGTTACATCCTGCGCCTGGATGACGATGAATTGCCGTCGCCGGAAATGGTCGAATGGCTCAGGGATTGCTCCTATGAAGCCGCAGACCATTGGTGCTTCCCCCGACTACACCTCTGGGGCGATACGCACCACTACATTCCAACGCCACCGCTGTACCCAGACCTGCAAACGCGGCTGTCGATCAAGGCAAAATCCGGGGGACGACACAGGGTTCACGACGGATCGCCTTACGGCTCAGGCGAGCAAGCACCTGTCGCTATTGAGCATCACAAGTTTCTCGTCCGGCGTAGAGAAGAACGCGAATCTCTGCTCAATGAGTACCGCCGCCTTCGGCACGATGCCGACCAATGGACAGTGTTTTCGGTGCCAGAGTTATTCGCTGAGTCTCTACAGGTCGTAGAAAGGGAGGAGCGGCCCATACCGCTCGTAACAGTGAAAGGAGTGAGGAATGGCTAAGTTCCTCAATACCAGCGACAAGGTGGTGGTGAATAACCAGGACCTGTCGCTGCACGCCTTCCGTCTGGACTCTCCTCAGACGAAGGAACAGGTCGATGTGTCCGGGTTTTCCAACACCCTGACGCGCGAGTTCCTGGCCGGGTTGGAGGACGCCACCATCACCATCGGCTTCCTTCAGGACTTCGGTGCCAACAGCGTCCACGCGACGCTCTACCCGCTCTACCAGGGTGGGAGCGCGTTCCCTATCTACATTCAGCCGGATGGTCGTCTCGGCACCGCTGCCACGAACCCGCTGTTCGGCGGCTCGGCGCTCATGTTCGACTACAACGGCCTGTCTGGAGAGCTGAACGCGCGTGGCGAGATCGAAGCCTCGTTCAAGCCCGCCCCGGACTCGCTGTTCACCTGGGGCACGGTCGCTCCGTAGCTGATGGCGGCCGAGTTTCGGCCCTACCTGGTTGTCAAGAACTACCGCCCGTTCGTTCAGGCGATCAATCGGGCTGGACCCGAGACGAAGGCCGCCGTCACTACTGCTCTGAAGGCCATCGGCGAACCTGTGCGTGCCGACGCTGCGCGTCGCCTGGAGCCGTACAGCAAGAAATCCGCTGCTGGATACAAGGTGAGTGTCACGACACGCAGCGTGAAAATCCGGCAGTCACTTCGCAAGACGACAGGGGAACATCCTGAGTACGGCGACCTGCAAATGAAGCGAGCTTTGCTTCCAGCGCGGAAAGCGAATAGTCTCCGCACGACGGAAGAATTCCACAAGGCTCTCGACGTGGTAATTGCTCACTTCTACAGGTAGGTGATTCGTATGGCGGATGACATGACAGTCGCTCCGCAAGAGGAAGGTTTTGAGTACCAGGGCGAGTTCTATCGCTGGCGTGTATCGGACGTGGGCAAGGACCTCATGCTCATCGACTACTTCACGCATATGCCCGTGCAGGAGTTCTTCGACATCGTGGACGACGCCCTAGAGCGAGGCCGCGCCCCCGTTCTGATGGCGCTGATGGCAACGTCGATCCGCGCCGCCCATCCCGAGCGATCCGTCGAACGGATCAGCAGGCTGGTCATGGATATGCCGCTCGGTGAAGTCAGCTTCGTCGGTGGCGACGAGGATGCAGGTATCGCTGTCGATCTGCCGTCTCCTGGCGAGGCGGCCAACGGGGATGGGCCGAACCCCCCGGACCTTACGACCGAGAGGACTACGAACGGAGCATCGTCCGACGAGCGCTTATTGCCGCCGACCGACCCGCCAAGTCCCCCGGCGACCTCCGAACTGGAATCCGAGAAATTCAACGTGACCCCGGACTGATGTGCCGACCGTGGGTATTGCACTTCTACCCCGGCCTCACGCCAGATCGGATGCAGGAAATCTCTCTGGCCCTCTACGTCTCCATGTTCAACTCGCTGCCTGAATAATGGCCCGCCGCATCGAAGTCGAAATCCTGGGGAACGCGAGTTCGCTCAACCGCGCGTTCGCCAGCTCTAGGCGCTCGGCGGGCATCTGGAACAGCGAGATCGTGCGCTCCGGCCGTGGTGCCTTCGCCGCCACGGTCGGCTTCGGCGGCCTCGGCCGCGCCGTCGCGTTCGCCTCGGCGCAATTCATCGCGTTTGCGGGCATCGCCACGATCATCAAGAACACGACGAGCGCGACCGTCGAGTTCAACGACACCATGCAAAAGACGGTGGGCTTGGCGCAGGTGTCCCAGAACGCCGTGGCGGGCCTCAGCGACGAGCTGCTGCGCCTCGCGCCCATTGTCGGCAAGACGCCGAACGAGCTAGCGAAGGCTCTCTACTTCGTCGCCTCCGCTGGCATCAGCGCCAGCAACGCGATGAAGGTCGTGGAGGTATCGGCGAAGGCTGCCAGCGCGGGCCTCGGCGACACGCAGACCGTGGCCGACGCGCTCACAAGCGCGATCAACGCCTACGGCGAGGCGAACCTCTCGGCACAGAAGGCCGCCGACGTATTCGTCTCCACCGTCCGGCTTGGTAAGGGTGAGGCCGACGCCTTCGCTCCGTCGCTCGGGAACGTGGCGAATGTTGCTGCGGCCCTGAGCGTGAAGTTCGGCGACCTCGGTGGTGCGCTGGCGTCCATCACCCGCCTCGGCGTTGAACCTCAGACGGCTGCGATTGAGCTACAGCAGGCGTTCGCCTCGCTGCTCAAAACCACGCCGCAGGCGGTCAAGGCGTTCAAGTCTGTCGGCCTCACCGTGGAGGGGCTGAAGAAAACGATCAAAGGCCCGACGGGGATGATCGGCTTCCTGACGCAGCTCAAATCGCACTTTGAAGGCAATACGGATGCGCTCGCCAAAGCCTTCCCGAATATGAGGGCGTTCAGAGGCATCCTGGCGCTGATTGGTAAGCAATTCCCGCAGGTGATCGAAGTGCTGAGAAAGTCGCGGGATAGCACCAATTCACTAAACACAGCGTTCGGAGCTATTGCCAAGGACTCGGCGTTCCGCTTCGCGCAAATGAAGGCTGCGGTACAAGCCGCAGGCATCACCATCGGCGACATCTTCGCACCGCTCGCCACGCACGTTGCCGAAGCGACAACCAAGGCCGCTATTCACTTCCGCGAGTTCATCAAAAAGATTGAGCAGCAGCCCACGGTCACGGCGAAGATCAGCGTCGTTCTCGTCGGCGCGGAGCGGATCACAACGAACCTGCTGAAGCGCTTGGCCGGGGTACTTGGCGGGCCGGACTTCGCAGCGACGGTGAGCCGGACATTCACCGACCTGTTCGCCAAAATCAACGAGGCTGCCGCGCAGCTCTACGAGGTGCTGCGGTCGAACTTCGGACGGATCAGGGCAACCATCGCCTCGGTATTCAAGGCGCTGGCGACCATCGCCAAGCCCATCGTGGGCATCATCGGCGGCACGCTGGTCGTCGCGTTCAAGGCGTTGGCCGCCGTCCTGCCGCCCATCCTCGCGGCTATCAAGGGCGTCGCTGACGCGCTCAACACGGCGGCTGGCCGCGCGTTCGCCACAACGGTTCTCAGCATCGTGGCCGCCGTCTATGCGGGTCGCAAATTGATCGTCGCCTTCACAGCGATCAAGGGGGCTATCACGGTAGTCGTTGCCGAATTGCGCTTGCTGACCGTGACAGCAGCAGCGGCAGCAGACGCCTCGCTCGCGCTCGCGGCAGCCAACCCCATTCTCCTGACTCTCGCAATCGCAGCAGGCGCAGCCGCTATCGCCTACTCCGTGTTTGCAAACAGGTCGGACGACGTGGCCGAAGCGAACCAGCGCGTCGCTGATTCGGTTCATAGCGCTGGCCGAGCGGTGCGCGATCTACGCGGTGCGCTGCTCGACCTAAAGGGGGCGCACCTCGCCGTCCAGCAGGCACAGCTCACAGCCCTCTCGACCCGGAAGGAAATGATCCGGGTTGAGCATGACCCGAAGGCGTCAGCGCAGGACCGAGCGCAGGCTGTCCTTAGCTACAAGCAGGCGCTCCTAGAGGTACAGCGGGCCGAAAACGACCTCACCAACACGGAGAATCGCACGGCCTCAGCACGACAGAACGCCGCGAAGCAGACCAAGGGCTTCGGCCGCACACTTGAGGACCTAGGCGGCAAGGCCAGGAACGCAGCACGCGATTATCGCTACCTCCAGGGGCTTATCGCCCATGCGACCGATAGTACGGCTGCTTCACTCGCCGCCGCCACAGCCTCTACGCAGATCGGCGACGCGACGAAAAAGCTGAAGGGCTTGCGCGACTCCTACATCAATCTCGCAGTCGGCGCTCAGAAGTTCGCTGACGCGAACCGCAGCACGCAGCCTGAACTCGCCAAGATCGCGCAGACCGTCTCCAACCAGGCCGCCGCTCGTGCGCGGCTGCTCTCCAACCTGCTCGGCATCCCGGCCGGAATGGAGGCATTGAAGCCGAAGGTACGCAATGCGGCCGATGCGTTGAGAAAAGCAATCGGTCATGGGCTTGCGGTGCCAGATGCAACGATCCAATTCCTCGCAGAGCTAGCGAAGCTACCGAACAAGATTCGCAAGATCAGGCCCGCCGCTGTAGCTGCCGCACGCTCGCTCGGCCATAGCATCGCCGCAGCGCTGTTCGGCACCATCGTCAAGGGTATTGCCAGCGTCGGCCCCGCTATCGCCGCAGCGCTCAAAGGCTTGCAGGAGAAGGCCCGCAGGGAACTCCAGAAGGGCGCTGGCGGTGGAGGTGGCGGTGGAGGTGGCGGTGGAGGCGACCCATCAAAGGACCCGGCTGCCAAGGCCGCGAAGTCGTTTGAGCTACCCGTAAAGCTCCGCATCCGCGAGGCCCGCGCCGCGCTGACCAAAACGATGAAGGACGACATTCGGGCGTGGCAGGCCGAGATCGCCTACATCCTGCGGCAGCTTCCGCACCTCCACGGCGAGAAGCTGGTGCAAGCGCTCCAAGCGCTGAAGTCGATTCGGGACGAAATCGCTGGCGCAACGAAGAAAGCCCAGAGCGCCGTCAAGGACCAATTCACCGTGCCCTTGAAGATTCAGCTTGCCGAGGCCAAGGCGCAGGCTCAGGGCGACGACAAGGCGTTCCGTAAGGCTCTCCTGGCCGCCCGAGCAGCCGCTCGCAAGGCGCTGGCCTCAGGGAAACTGTCGATCCAGGCTCAGATCGACGCCTGGAACACGATCACCGACATCAACAACCAGCTCTCCCAGACGAACATCGGCAATCAGACGAAGTTCCGACACCTCGGCGTAAACGCGCAGCTTGCAGCGCTCGGGCTGGAGAATCTGACGGGGCTGAACCGTGAGAAAGCTGCCTTCCGGCAGTCACAAATCGGGCCACGGGGTTCGATCCCCGGCCGTGAGTCGCCAGCGCTGAAGGGCGCAGGGGCGACGCAGAACAACTACGTCATCCACGGCGGCGTCCAGGTCTATGCCCCGAAGAATTGGCGCGAGGTCGAGGAGGAGCTACGCCGTCGCGCCGGACAGCGCCACCACCGACGGAGGCAGTAAATGGCCGGAGGCGTGAAGGTCAGTTGCGCCTTCGATGACGACACGCTGGAGCCTAGTCCGACGTGGACCGACATCACGGCGAACAACAACCTCGTCGCCAACTGCACCATCGACCGGGGGCGCAGCTTTGAGACGGACGCGACAGATACGGGTCGCGCCGCCATCACGATCAACGACGTAGAGGGCTTGCTCGACAACTTCGGCTCCGGCCCATATGCCGGGAAGGTCGAGCCGCTGGTCCAGACGAAGATCGAACTCTGGAACCCCGTCACAGAAGTATGGAATGGCATCTGGCGCGGCTACATCACCGACTACGACTACGCCGTCGAGCCGTCGCAGCGCAACGTCGGCATCACGCTCAACTGCGCCGACACCTTTGAAATCCTCGCGGCCATTGCCATGCAACCGGACAGCATCACGACGTTCGGCGACCCGCCGCCTGTTGGCGCTGACGGCAACATCTTCTTCGACAACGCCGACGAAGTGCGCGTGCGGATGTTCCAGGTCCTCGGCAACGCGGGCTGGCCGCCCGAGCTGGCGACGATCTTCTCCGGCAACGTCTCGCTCTACGAGTCCACCTACTCACCGGGCGAAAACGTGCTGACCGTCTTGCAGGACGCAGCGGATTCCGAATTCCCCGGCGTCGGCAACCTCTACACCGACAAGGATGGCGTCCTCACCTTCCACGGTCGCTTCGCCAAGTTCGACCCCGACACGATTTCCGCACAGGCCCAATCGCACCAGCAGGGGAATTGGAACTTCACGCGCTGGAAGGGCGGCGACGGCGCAGGCATCGACGCCGACCCCCCGAACACGGCCCAGATCAGAACGTTCGCCTACAGCCGGGGCGAGACGCGGATCATCAATTTCGCGTCGGCCAGCTCCATCACGACCAAGGACAAGAACCTGAAGGGCCAGAACGTGAAGAACAGCACCTCCATCGGCAAGTACGGCTACCGCACATGGTCGAAGTCGGGCCTGTTCACCGAGCATGGCTGGACGACAGGCAACAATTCCGACGACGAGTGTAAATTGTTCGCTCAGTATTACGTGGACAATTACCACAACCCGAAAGAGCGTGTCACCGCTGTCTCGTTCAGGTCGATGTATCCCTGGGATGCCCGCGCCGAGCCGAATTGGGCCTTGCTGTGTGGCGCAGAAATCTCGGACGCCATCGGCCTAACAGTTTCCTGGCCTGGTGGTGGCTTTACCGATGAGCAGTATTTCATCGAAGGTGTCCACTATCAGATCAACCCCCTGCGCGATTTCGCCGACGTAACGCTGACGCTCGACCTTTCGCCAGATACGTATTACCCGCCCGACTATTGGACGGGATCGCCCACCCTGCTAGCGAACTTTGAGACAGCCGAATGAGCGTCACGGTTGCCTTCTACGACCTCTCGACACCGGGACCGTCCGGGCCGATCACGGCATGGGCCTGGAACTTCGGTGACGGCGGCACCTCGACCACCCAGAACCCGACGCACAATTACGCGGCTCCCGGTATCTACAGCGTGCATCTTCAGATCACGGGGACCACGCCGGATGGTACGAACACGGTCATCAAATCGGTTCATGTGACGTGAACAAAGAGCAGAACCAACCCCTCATCCATGCCAACGACCATAATTGGCGTGGCGCTGATCCGATCCCGTCTAATTGGCACTACGTCGGCGATACCGACGAGCCAGCGTTCCAAAACGGATTCGACAACGTAGGGGGCACGAAATCGCCGATGCGCTATCGGTTCCTGCCCGCGAAGGACCTCGATTCATCGCTCCCCGGCATCGAAATCCAGGGATCGGTGACGGGCGGTTCTCTCGGCGACACGATCTTCACGCTTCCGCTGACCTGGGACTACGACGTGCATCTGCCAGCGACGGACGACATCGGCACTTTCACGCCCTTGACCGTGAAACAGAATGGGGATGTGGTATGGGGAATCGCGTAGTTCTGTGGCTGTCCGTGGCACGCAGCCTCGCGCTGATTGTGGTCGGCATCTTCCTACTTGTTTATGAGACGGCAATAGACGATGATCCGAACCATTACATCGTCGGAGCGGGCCTGATCGCACTCGGCGTAACGCCAGCAGTTTCGGTGTTGCGAAACGGCAACGGAGGAACAAAATGATCCGACCACCGGACGCACCGCACAAGATTCCGCTATGGGCGTGGCACATGGACGCCTGGATTCGGGGCGGCAAGAAAGGCCCACGGCCGCGCCATGCTCCAAAGCATTTGCCCGCCTGGTTCCACACCTGGCGGCTGTATCGACTCGCCAAGGCCAACAAGAGGGGCAGTTGGGCGTGGAAGGCGTACCACGCCGCCGTAGCCGCGCAGCCCAACCCCGATGCTGTCGGCGCGACGCACCGCGAGGCGCTGGTCAAGTGGGCAAAGTGGGGAGTGCTGCACAACGCCGCAATTCACTACACGCAGGACGGTCGCCGGGACGACTACCTCCACGGCTCCAAGGGGCATTTGCCGATCTGGACGGACTGCTCGGGATGGGTCACGTACTGCTATTGGGCCTCAGGCTTGCCCGATCCCTCCGGCCTGAACTACCGCTACATGGGCTACACGGGCACGCTGCTTGCGAACGCCTATCGCCACGGCAAGGTGCTAACGAATCTCGCGCTCGCGCGACCCGGCGACCCCATCGTGATCGGGCCGGGGACGGGCTGGCACACGACCATCTGCGTCCAACAGGCTTCCGATCCCATCGTCGTCTCACACGGCAGCGAGCCGGGGCCGATCTCGCTCCACCAGGGGTACGACACTCGCGCACCGAAGCGTGTCTGCCAGATACTCGCCTAGAAAGGGGAGAACGTGAACTCTGCATCCAGCCTCCACCCAAAGGTCGCCTCGGCCACTATCGCGGGGTCGATCACGGCGCTCATCATCTACCTGCTTCAGACCTACGCGAACACCGACATCCCGCCGACCATCGCTGCGTCGATCACGACCCTGCTCACGTTCATCGGCGGCTACATCGCTCCCGTGGTTCACGATGCAGTCCCGCAAGCGCTAACGCTGCCGACAGAGCCGCCCGAGGACGGTACGACAGAGCCGACGAAGGCTATCGAAGCCGCAAAGTGATTACCTCCCTCTTTCCGTTCCACGGGTTCATGTGGGGCGTCGCCACAGGCATCGTCCTCATCATCATCGGCATCGCAATCTGGAATTGGAGGCACCCAGATTGATTCTCGCCAACGCCTTCGACACAGCCCAATTCCAGGTCGATCACTACATGGCTGGCCTGGGCGCGACCATGACTGCTGCGGCTTCGCTGCTCGGAGCGCTCGCGGCGCTCGGCATCACGAAGAAAAAGTCGGCAGAGAAGGCCGCTGCGACAGTCGGAGCGGAAAACGAACAAGCCCTGGTGGACGCCTATGAGCGAGGGCTAGAGAAGGGAGCGGAACTTGCGAGACAGAATCCGTAGCCTCGTACCGTCGAAGGCGACGGCCCTGATGATCGGCAGCCTTGCGCTTGCCGCCATCACGGGCGTCATCGTCTCGGCGGCAGTTGCAAGCAGCACGGCTAGCACGGCACCCACACGCACCGTCACGGTTGATCTCACGAATGGCGCTGCGGGGCCACCCGGACCGCCTGGGGCGAAGGGCGACCAGGGGCCGCCGGGTCCGGCTGGCGATTTCAGTTGCGCCGTCGATTACGAGCCGGGAGTGCTGGTCATCAACCATCCGGGCGGCCACGTCAAAATCTTCACCTGTTTGTTCACAGGACCGTAGAGGGGGACAAATGCACAGGGAGCCGGAGCCACACTTCGGGTGGCAGACGGCAACCTACATCGTGATGGGTCTAGGGGTCTTGATCGCGGTTGTGATTGCCGTTTACGGACTACGGCAGAGCCAGAGTACGTGCGCTTATCAGCGTGCTATTTACCCATCGGCTCACCGCTACCGAGTCGAAGTCAAGCGCTTTCTTCACGACCACTACCTGCTACAGCTCCACGAGGCCCGAGAGTATCGTGAGTCAGCGGCCGAGGAACCCGATCTCGTCACCGCTCGGCTCGATAGGCATTTCGCAAAAGAGCTAGAGCGCCACGCGACTCAAACGCTCGGGCGATGGCGAAGGATCGACATTCCGGGGCCGCCGCAATGCTCTTAGGATGGCTAATTCCCCGGAGCATTACGTCGATCCTCGCCTACGGCAGCAGCCTTGTGGCCCTGCTAGCCCAAATTCAGTTCTCCAATACGATCACTGTCGGCTCAATCATCGTCGCCGCGTTGGTCGTTATTGCCAGCGGCCTCTTTACGCTGCGGAACAATATGCGCTCGTTCTGGCGCAATCTCGCCGAGGAGCGCGGGGAGGAGATAAAGGTCCTCGAAAAACACCTACGCGAACGTGAAGATGCTCGCGCTCAGGATGCGGAGGAGCAACGCGCTATTCGTCACGAGTTGAAAAATCAGATCGCCGAACTCAATGCAAACCTGCGCGTCGAGCAGACTAAGACTGACCTCAGCGCCCTGATTGAATTGCTCGCCAAGCAGCACACCGAGGCGATGACGCAGTTCTCCACGATCATCGGTCTCTTGGCGACCGCCAACGGCGAGAGTGGAGGGGCAGGGACGGAGCGCACCTCGTAGGACGGGAAAGGATGGAAAGCCGCCGAACTCTCGCGTCTCAGCCGCATCGGTGCCAGCCCGTTAGCGTCGCCCTGCCCTCCAAATCAAACCGTGATGGCTCCCTCCTCGTAACCATCGAATACGTGCCACACGATGTCGCCGTCAGCAACGATCACCGACCCGATGTAGGCCACGTCCACCTCTAGGGGATGCCCGGTGCCGCGAATCAGGATGCGGCGATTGACCATCGGCCGAGAGGGATCGACCTTCGCCCACAACGAGAGGAAGCTAATCTCGTTCCGCTGCGACGCGACGAACAGAATCTCCGCGTCGGCTGGCATTTCGATCCATTGGTCGTCATCGACGGGCAGCGTGTATTTCCAGACGGTGAACATCAGCGCGAGTGCCAAACAACGTGCTGGCCGTGGAACACGAACACGCCGCTGCGCGAGTAGCTGACCTGATAGCCGTCGCGGTTCTTCAGGCAAACGAGGCTGTAACGCTCGCCGACGCAGGCGATCCGCTTGTAGTAAACCGCCTGATGGCGGTGTAGCAGCAAGCCGCTCGCAGCTCCCGCGACGCTCGCGCTCGCCAGGATCACCCCGGCGACGAAACCTGCGAGCAACCGCTTCATCGCCGCCCCTGGAAAGCAAGGCTGAGACGACGCGCCGCCTCCGTCGCCGAGATCATCGCAGCCGCCATAGCTCGCATGGCCTTGTTGAATTGTGCAGCCGCCGCAATCAGCGCTTCGCTGATCTGCACCGACTTCGGAATCACGACCCTGTTGTCGTTGCACAGGAACATGACGAAGCCGAACCACAGCAGCACAATGACCGCCAGCACAGGGAGCAGGACGGTCACTTGTTCACCTGGATGTTCGACGTTGGCACGACAGGCAACCCGTTCACCGGGTTCGTCGGCAGGTAGATGATGCTGTTGTTCGATCCCGAGGTGGCGATCTGCTGAAGCGCCTGCACTAGCTCAAATTGCACGTAGAGAGGCGTCAGCGTCTTGCGAATTTCGTCCTGCGACTTCCGCAGGCCAATGGAGGTTTTGTACCTCGCCCGAGCGAGGTTCTGCGCGATCTTGATTTGCTTCAGCGACGTGACTGTCTCGTTCTTGGCGTTCGCCCGCGCTTGGTAGCGGTTGTACGCCGGGAGGCCGAACATCAGCCCGATGATGATGAGGCAAACGAAGCCGACAATGAACGACCACGCCAGAGCGATTGCTGTCCTACTCATGTGCGCCTCCCCGTTCCGTTCTGCCATGCCCGCCGCATCATCGTGCTGGCCGTTGCTCCGACGCGCTGGTAGCGGCCCGTAAGCACGCGGGTCGCCTCCATCAACTGCTCGGAGGTCAGGTCGCGGAGGACCTTCTTCTCCTCGTCGGTCAGAGCGCCCAACGCGATCCTGCGACCGATGGGCGTGAGCGTCCAGCCTTTCTTCTCGTGCCGATCCACGACGCCGTAGCGCCGCATCCACGAGAGGCGGATACCGACGCAACTGCGAGCGTGCTTGTGGTCGAGGCCAATCGTCTCCATCAACTGCTCGGTGGTGACGTAGCCGTTCTCATCCTCCACGTCGAGCATGACGTTCAGCAGCTCTCGGTCGGAGAACTCCATCAGAGCTAGAGACTTCGGGCTAGCCATTCGGCATCACCGCATACAGCGACTTGGCGATCCCCATTTGCCCATCCTGCCTCGGCAGCTTGCCGACAAGCCGCACGCGCTCCTCAGCGCGGAGTTCCTTCAAGGCGTAGCTCACCGACGAGTCGGAGAGGCCAAGCGCCTCCGAAATGGTGTTGCGGTCGAAGCCGCGATATGGGGCCGGGTCATGCGTCTGCATGAACTCGACCACGCGGTTGCGTGTGGCCTCCGAAGTCCGGCCCTTCACGTCCCTACTGCCCCTCGGCTTTGGCTTCGGCTCGACCGTCTCTCGCAACTCCGGCCGTGCGATCAGGAGCATCCGCTCCAACCGCTTCACGTCTGCGTCTAGCTCGGCGAGCCGCGCCTTCAAAGGCTCCCGCTCGGCGAGCAGACGGTCGTACTGATCCCCGATCTGCTGCGCCAGAAGATCGAAGTCCGTCACGGGTCCATCCCCGTTGTTGCCGCTCAAAAGACCACTCCTTTCCTTCAGTCCCTCACATCCTAAGTCCCAACTGAGTGTCATGTCAATCGACTTCCTTTTCCCCTGCTCAGGCGCGACCTTTGACCGTCAGCCGACCGTCATGCCATACTGCTCCCACTCCCCACATGACCGACCAACCTTCCCTCAACGGCATCGGCAGCCGCATCAAAGCGGCCCGTGAAGATGCCGGACTGACGCAACTCCAGCTCGCGCTGTTGATCGGCGTCAGGGAGCGCACGGTGGTCAGATGGGAGCGCGGTCACAACGAGCCGCGCACCGAAATGGTCGTGTGGCGGATCGCCAAGGCGACGAGGAAATCCCTGGAGTTCTTCAAGACGGAAGCGGTCTAATGCCTTCGACGGCCGAAGGCTCCCGTTTCATCGTGCGTGAGAACTCGGGTTACGCGATCCTTCCTGACGGCGGCCAGGGCAGCGTCGAACGCACCGAGATCATGGTCATGGATCGGGCCTACTGCCACAAAGTCGTGTGGACGAATTGGAACAACGAGCGCGTCATGCACCTGCCCCTCGACAAGCAGCGACGGCACGCTTGGCTCGTCGCCGACCACATGGAGCGTCACTATGGCTGAACCGCTGCGGCTCTGGAGCG